AATCACTTTTGTAACAACTTTATTTTTATTATTTATATTTAAATTTATACCTAAAACTTTAAAAAATCCAATAAAAGTTATTAATCCAATTATAATAAATGAAATTGCACCCCAATTATTCTTTAATCCATTGATTGTCATTATACTATTCGCCATTTATATATATATATATATAAATATAAATATATAAATGGAAAATATATATAAATGGAAAATATATATAAATGGAAAATATATATAAATGGAAAATATATATAAATGGAAAATATATATAAATGGAAAATATATATAAATGGAAAATATATATAAATGGAAAATATTATATATTAATAGACTCTACTATTTCATTTTAATATTATATTAATTTAATTTTATTTAATATAATGATTGAAAATGGATTGTTTATATTTCGCAGAGATTTACGAATTAACGATAATACAAGTTTAAATTTACTTCATTCAAAATGTAAAAATATATATACTGTTTTTATTTTTAGACCAGAACAACTAACTGACTCAAAAAATAAATATAAATATAAGGATACTCTTATGTTTATGATTGAATCATTACAAGACCTTTCCAAAAAAATACAAGAAAAGGGAGGAAACTTATATTCTTTTTACGGTGATAATACTACAATTATTGAAGATTTAATCACGTCTTTGAATATTAATATCATTGGTTTTAATCACGATTATTCGCGATACGCAATTAAACACGATAAAGAAATCGAAAAATTGTGTGAAAAAATGAAAATAGAAATGGTATGTGCCCACGATTATTATTTAAATCCGCCAGGAACTATTTTTAATGGTAGCGGCGAACCTTACCAAAATTTCACATCTTATTACGAACACGCAATTAAAACGACTTTCACGGAGACCTCTTTGGATAAAAACATCAGTTTCGCAAAAAATAAGGAAATAGATTCTTATTCTAAACGAATGCCTTTTGATTTGGCATTACATAAATTCACTGACAATTTCCCATATTCAGAAGTATATGGTGGTCGTGAACAGGCGCTGAATAAATTAAATGATGATGTACCTATCCAAATACAATATGAGAATACAAGAAATAATTTGAATAAAAAAACATCAGAATTTATCGCGTATATTAAATTTGGTTGTATTAGTATTCGAGAAGTATATAAAAAATTTAAATCAAATAAAGATTTTGTGCGTCAACTTATTTGGCGCGATTATATGCAAATATAATGGTTTCGTTTCCTCAAAATATCATTTCCAATGATGTTAATGATTTTTCTGATGAATATGTAAAACGATAATAATATAATATAAAAGTAAAAATAAATCCCATAATAGATGAATACAATGAGTATGTAGTTCTGTTTTCATTTGTTAATTCGACATTAATTAATTCTAAAAAAGGGTCAATTACAGTAAACTCGTCATCAGTAAAACAATGCTCCAATTTTGATAAAATACAACCATCAAATATAAAAAACATAAAAAATACAAAAATATTAAAATAAATAATTATTTTAACCCAACTATCGCTTCCAAATAATAAAACCAAACCGTTAACAACTGGAAACGAAAAATGCGTTGTTCGCAATAAAATACAAATACTTTTATCTGATAAATTAGTTTTTCTTATATGTGATTCTACTATATGAACTAATTTATCTCTGATATTTTTAAACATTATTTAATATATTTATTTATTTAATATAATATAAATATAGTATTATAACTAATAAGTTTTGAGTTTTTTTATATATTCTAAATTATTACTCTTTTTCATTTTTTTACGATTTAAATGTGGATTAATAAATAATATTTAGAGGAAATCAAATGTTGATTGATTATATTAAAATAATAAGGGATCATATATTAAAATAATAAGGGATCATATATTAAAATAATAAGGGATCATATATTTTAATAGCATTTTTGGGATTAGAGTCATTATTGGTTTCTAATAATTTAGTGTTTTCATTATTTTCACATTTTTTACAACAACAAAATAATATAGTAGGAAATATTATTCCAATTGTTAATAATACAATTAATGGAGCATATAATAATAAATCCATAATAATATGATTAATATATAATTAATATATGATTAATATATAATTAATATTTAATTAATATATTAATTAAATATATATATAAATGGAGGAAGATGAAGTAGATGAAGTAGAATATGTAAAAAATGGACCTCACGTAAATACATTTCCGGATGATATTGATAGTAATACTGATTATCTATCTCTATCAAAAACAACAATAAAGGAAATTCCTCCATCTATTGAAAAATTAACAAAATTAAATTTTATGAAAGTAGTAAACGGGTCTTTATTAAGATTACCTGAAACAATTGGTAATCTTGTTAATTTAAAGGATTTAAATCTATCAAATAATAGATTATCTTCATTGCCTAAAACAATTGGTAATCTTGTTAATTTAAATGATTTAAATCTATCAAATAATATGTTATCTTCATTACCCGAAACAATAAAGAATCTTATTAATTTATATTATTTAGATTTATCAAATAATAAACTAACATATGACATTATTCCTATATTGAAATCATTAGTATCAGCTATAAAAATTAATTCAAGAGAAAAACCATATATCAGATATATATTAAACGACAATAATATAGAAATGCCCGTAGATCACGATAAAATGGATTCAAAGAATAATGATGATGTTGTTTATGTATCAATTACGACACACGGTTCAATACCAATAGATGATACTAATAATAATAAACCATTATTATTTAATGTCATTGATACATTAAATTCATTAGAAATTCAGCGCGTGTGTGCTTTATCTGCTATTAATTTATACCCAAATGAATCTTGGGAGCAAGATGCTTTATCAGATATAATAAAAGATAAATTATTAACTTCTGTCACATGTCCAAAAATATGTCCGATTAATGATGATTTTGTAGTGAAATGTAAACAACTACACGGTGATTTAAGATGTTCAATTGATGGTAAAGGCGAATTTCACGTTGGTGAATCAATGGAACGCTTTATAAAAAAATATGATAAAAGATACCCAAAATCAAAATTATTTTCCGATAAAATAGGGGATAAAATATTTTCTTTTAATAAAATAGAATATTTGGTAAAGGGTTATAATAAAAGAGACTGGAAAATATCTATTTTTATAAAAAATAAAGATAATCTTATTGAAGAATATGATATCACCAAACATTTAATTCAATCATCGATGCTTAGTGATTTATTATCAGGAGAATTATTGTTTTCATTATTTGATTTCAAAATTAATGAGGATGATTCTAATTATCATAATTATACGCGCGATTCATATTATTTTTATTTTGAAAAACTTATTGAATTTTTACATAAAACTCTTAACTATAAAAATATCAAAATTTTTGATTTTTCTTGTGGAACATTTATAAAACATAGTTTATTTGGATCTAATGAATCAAAATTTACATCATCTGATAATGAGATAATTGACCAAATTGCAGATGAATTAGAAGAATTTTATGGAGGAATAAAAAAAACTAATAAACGGCGAAGGACTAATAAGCGGCAAAGGACTAATAAACTGCGAAGGACTAATAAACTGCGAAGAACCAATAAACGGCGAAGGACCACTAAACGGCGAAGAACCACTAAAAACTAAAAACTAATAATTAATTTATTATAGTTTAGATTTCCATTATTTTATATCCTTGTGTTGTTTTAACCATTTTATGTTGTGCGTTTGTTTTATGTATTTTATCATGACAAACATCACAAATATTTACTAGATTCGCTATATGATTTTTATGGAATGACTCTATATAATTATTTTTTTTATTCGCATTTTTTTGATGTTGTAAATGATGAACTTCTGTCGCCTTATTACCTACATTACATACTTCACACGTTCCACCAATTTTTTTTTGATTAAAATGCGAAGGATCAATCGCTAGTATATTTTTTGTTTCTGGTTTATATTTCATACGAATATCATGTGCTCTTTTTAAAAAGGCATTAGGAAGATTAAGAGATTTACACACTTCTAACCCATACATACTATCACCGGGACCTTCACGCAGTTTTCGATCATAAATTAATGCCCCGGTTTGTTCATCATATTTTACTTCCATATGCATCATTTTCAACTTATTTAACCTTTTAATCTCGTCATATTTAATAATTTCATGAAAATGCGTTGCGAATAAAAACGTACATTCCTTTTCATGTAATACTTCTAACCCTGCTGAAAAAATACTTAATGCTGAATCACTTTCTGTACCAGAACATAACTCATCGCCTAATACTAAACTGTTTTTATCTGACATGGTAAGAATTGTTCTTAATTCAGTCATTTCAACCGCAAATGTAGATAACCCTTTAAAAATATTATCATTTCCCAGTATTCGTGTAAATACCGATGAATATGGATAAAACGTAAATGTTTTACACGGTACATATAATCCTGCTTGCGCCATAATAATTGAAATACCAATTGATTTAATAAAACATGTTTTTCCTACTGCATTTGTTCCATATAACAAAACACCATTTACATTATTGTCGCTTATACCAATCTCCATATCATTTGTTACATACAATTCATTTGTTTGTAAATGTTCAATTAATGGATGGCGAATACCGGTAAAAGAAAGGAATGATTTATTTGATTGTTTTTCATTAATTTCTGGTTTACAATAATTATATTTTGACGCAATATAACATTTACATTGTAACATATCCAAAATCACGCTATATTTAATTGTTGATTCCATTTCTTTTTCATATTTAGAAAATCCTTCTACAAATACAGTATAAACCATAATAATTTCATTAATTAATTTATCTTTTGATTTTTGAATATCACGTGCAATTTCTTTAATTTGTATATTTGTTACAACTAAATCTTTTTTATTACTTCCAGCACTGAGATACTCCAAATCATTTATTTTTAAATCAAATGATTCTTCTTTATTACAATAGGATGAATTATAAGTTATACTAACATTATCTATGTTCATTTTTTTAATATGGGTTTTCAATAAAGTAATCCGCCTTGACGTGCCTAATAAAACAGCATCACTTTTTGATGTTTCATGAATTTTAATAAAGTCAGTTGTTTTTATGGATTTTTCTATTTTTTTTAATAAATTTGAAAAATAAACACGTATTGCTTCTAATTTCTCTCTTCCATCAAAACTTGTTTGTGTCAAATCGTCAATATTTTTATTAATACCTTTATTAATAAAAGATAATAAATTCTGGTCTACACACGTCAAACTATCAATGCTGACGTCATTAATTTGCACGCATTTTTCTAAACAAAACATCCTTTCTAATTCATTTATCATATTTATGCAATCATTTTTTATGTCTCGTGTAATATCATTCTTATGAATATAACTTGTTAATATAGTGTCTTTAATTGTTTCTTCATAAAGTCCAGAAATAAGTTTAAGGTCATTTACTAAAATAACAAAATCATTTGGACTTACTTTATGTAATACCATTTTTCGCCCCAATTTTTCAATATCTTTTATTCCGATTAATTGACTGCGAAATAATGACCATAATGTGATTGACTTATTTTGGTTTTGGAGTAAATGGTCTGTAATTTTATAAGATTCATTTAACAGAGAAATATTTGTTGTTGGATTATGTAAATCATACATGAACTTACGTTTTCCCATTGTAGTTACGCAATTATTCAAAAAACTACTTACAGAACGTAATTTACCTGTATGTCTAGAATCATCCATAATATTTAATTGTTTTAATGAATGGTTTGCTAAAACCAATTTATCTGTATGATTTTCAAAAACAGGTTCAGTTAATTTCCGTACTAAATTAGGACTATGCTGATAAACAAAATCCAATAAAATACAAAATGATTGCGTGGCAATAAAATGAGTAGGAAAATGATCTGTTAAAATTTCATTTGATAATTCCGGATAAAATTTTTTAAATACTTCTTGTTGATAATTTTGTTTTTCAGAATTTTTCACATATTTTTTCATGCCAACTAATTCTTTTTTATTTTCTGTATTCACGTTGTTTTCCGTTTCATTAAGATTAATGACTTTATGAATTTTTTTACAGTCTAATCCAATAAATCCAATTATATCATCTATTAAATGTTCAGTAATATTGCCGATAATCAAACATTCACACGGTTTATAAATAGCAATATATCGTTCTAATTCATCATAAGTAGACGGGTTATGGTTATAATCAATCGCATATTGAAATAATGTTGTTTTTCCAGTAAAAATATCAATATTTGAAATTCCAATTGTCATTTGAGAATTAAAGTATTTCGAACCATTTGATTTATATAACCATA